CGCATTTGATTTTAGTGAAGTGCATCCTAAAGATGAGATGGATGAGAATGGTAACGTATATGACTTTTATAGGGTAGATGATGATGAGTAAAGACTATAGCATAGGCATTTGGGATTGCACCTTCTATAAAATGGATGAAGATGGCAACACGTTAAACAATCCAGATGGAACTGTAAAACTTTTTAGAGCAGATGATGTTGACATGGGCTATTGGGCTGATGGCATGGATGAAGATGACTTAACTGAAATAGAGGAGGAGGAAGAAGATGGCAAAGTTGAATGAAAAAGAATTTGAAAAGTACAAACAAGAAACAAACGTACCATGTATTAAGGTATATAAAAGAGAAGTTGAAGAAGACGATGGTCGGACAACTTTTTTTGGTACAGAAAAACACTTGAAAGATTGGAAGCTAGAGGAAGCTGATTGGATAGCACAAGATTTATCGGTATGTAATGATAGTATTGAGCTTTTCGCTGAGTTCTCTATTGATGAAGAAGGTATAAGAGAGTTTTTGGATGAAATAAATGATGAAGTAGGACATTGGAGAAGCAAATGACTAAAAGATATAACTCAATGAGCATAAATAAGATACATGGCAAGACATATTGGCACAAATCCTTTGAGAGCATGGAAGAAGTAAAGGCTCACTGTAATAGATATGTTCGTAAACCATGTGATATAATAGTGTATGAATATGTCTTACATGAGCATCCTTCTCAGCCTATAAAGTTTGTAGAATTTTGGGAGGATTTCAAATGAACTGTTGGCACTGTAACACAGAACTAATCTGGGGAGGAGATCACGACTGCGAGGATAGTGTGGAGTGGCTCATAGTTAGCAACCTACATTGTCCTAACTGTCAGAGCCATGTTGATGTATACTTCCCTAGAGATGAGGAAGATGAGAAGGATTGGATAGATGAGTAAGGAAGACCCATCACACGTTGCACTAGCAAAGGCTCGTATATTAGCTGACCTACGTTACTTAGATGTATGGAAAGCTGACCTGATTAGAGATGTAATGTTGCTAGAAAAACCAACTGAATCACCACTATTTAATAAGAGAGGATTGTTTAGAGATGCCGAAGAAGGATTACCGAAAAGAGATACTAAAGATGAAGGAGATGTTTAAGGTCATGCCTTTAACTGTAGTATGCGTTGACCAAGCTGAAAAAAGTGCTTATATAAGACAAGCTAGGCAGATGCGTAATGTAAAGAACTTTGAGTTCATAACTAGGGAGGAAAATGATGAACGAAAGAAAAAGCTCAGTGCTAAGATCGAAGCTGAGACAAGAGCTAGGCTTAAAAGTATTAGACCAAAAGTTGAATAAACACTATGATGCTCAACTACCTAGCTTTATGCTGACCTATAATGGTACTATATATTTTGGTCACACAAAGGAAGAAGTAATAGATAAAGTAGAAAAAGAAATACTACGGTCATCAAGAGATGGGATGGGATGAGATAATGATAAAGAAAACAATGGGAGTGCAACCAATTAATCCTGTAGCTAGAGCTATGTTGCAAAAGCGAAAGAGTCCTATGGTCATTCCTAACAAAAAGAAACAGAAACCTAAGAAGATAAATAGAAGGGAGTTTGACAATGAAAGAGATCTATGATACCTTAAACGAATCAGTCTTACTTGATGAAGACTTTGATGAGTGGGCAGAAGAAGAAGATTTAATTAATGATATAGTAGATAGATTTAACAATATAATAAACCAAGAAAAGGAGAATTAATATGATAGGAATAGCAGAAGGATTTTTAGCAACAGTAATAGTAGCTTTCAGTATACACCATGCAGACTTTAATGAGATGGTAGCTGAAAGATATAAGCAAGGGCATTGGTGGAAGTTTAAGCCTGAGTTTGTAGAAGAAGAAAGAATAGCTATACCATTTAACTCAGAGCATGGAAGATATGTTCTATTTCAAATTGGAGAATAAGGAGATGAAAGACAATGAACCAGTTATATTCAACACTATTATTGGCTTACTATCGGTTGTATTCATGGTATATTTTTGGATGTTTATACTGTACTGAATACATAAAGAGAGTAGGTTTAACAATAAGCACACTATTTAATGTAGTTCTAGGAGGAGAAATGCACCAAACTTTTTCCTCTAGGAACTGGGAGAGAAGACGCAACAAAAAAACTAACCTAGTCTGGATCATAGATTTCTTTTTCGGTGACGGACATTGCATGGAGTCTTGGGTAAAATGGCAAACAAAGATACTAAAAAAGTAAAGACCCTTAGTGATATGATTGACTATTACTTTCGTAGTCCACAGTACCGATCTTTAAGAGGTAGAACTCAGATGGACTACGAGTATTGTCTGAACAATGCTTTAGCTACTAAGATAAGTGAAAGCAAAACACTAGGTAGCTTAAAGTTAGACAGACTAGGTAAAGCTGATTGTAAACTAGCTTATCAAGAGTGGCTAACCAGAGGTGTCAGGACAGCTAATATAACTGCTACAACCCTGTCAGTTGTACTGAATATGGCAGAGCAAATGGAACTACTTATGATTAACCCTATGAAAGCAGTAAAACGCATGACACAGAAACCACGACAAGTTATGTGGACACCTGACCAAGTTAGGACATTCTTAGATACGGCATACTCTGACTTTAAGTGGAGGAGTGTAGGTCTGCTTGTGCATATGGCATATGAGTTTGCCCAAAGAGTAGGAGATATGCGTCTGCTTAAATGGAATAACATTAACTTTGAAGCTAGGCGATTAGACCTTACACAATCTAAGAAAAGAGCCGAGGTTCACCTTCCTATAGAGGATAATCTATACAAAATGCTTGAGCAACAACAGGAGGACTTTGGCTTCCAAGAATATGTTGTTCCTCATGTAAGACCGATTAACGGTGCGTACAGACCCTATACTAATATTGAAGTCTCACCCATTGTAAATGAGGTAAAGGCTGTCTGTGGCTTACCTAGTGAGTTACAGGCTATGGACATGCGTAGGACAGCAATTACAGAGATGGTGGAAGCAGGAGTAGACAGCACTCAGATTATGGCTGTAAGTGGACACACAAATCCTAACTCTATGAAGCCTTACTTGAAGCATACCTTTGCATCAGCTAATAATGCCCTGTCCAGACGAGGAGAATATAAGCATGTCTAACCAGAGGATTAAACAGCTTATAGATGGACTGCACCTAGATTTTAGTCAGAGTTTAACTCTTAACTGCCCTATCTGTGGTGGGTACAAGAAGTTCAGTGTGACTAACCTAGATGGAACAATAGTGTATAACTGCTACAGGAATAGCTGTGGCACTAAAGGAGCAGTGAAGACTACTATGACAAGTGAGCAAGTACAAAAGAAGATGAGACTAGCCCACGAAGCTAAAAAGAGAAGCCTAGACTTTGCATTGCCTGAGTACATAACAGTAGATATTCTTAACACATCCATGAAAAGATTTATCAATAGGTGGGGTCTACAGAATGTGCCTTTGTATTATGACGTTAAGGATAAACGAGCCGTATTCCCTATCTTTGAAAACAACAAGATGGTAGGAGCTATAGGTAGGTCTTTAAGTAATACCTTTCCGAAATGGCTACGCTACGACAAGGAAGCTAACTACTATTCATATTTACTAGGTAGCGGATCATCTGTAGCTGTAGTAGTTGAAGACGTTATCTCAGCTACGGTACTAGCTCAAGAGATACCTCAAGTTACAGGTGTAGCGATTTTGGGTACGTCATTAAACGACAAGCACAGGGAGTACTTGACTAAGTTTAAAAAGATAGTGATAGCTTTAGATCCAGATGCAGCAACTAAAACAATAGGTTACACTAAAGAGTTAAAGTCTTTTTGTGGAGATAAGACATCAGTTTTAGCTTACAGATTAGAAGACGATATTAAATACAGGCGAGAAAACGACATCAATAATATAAAGGAGATAACTTATGAAAAATTGTAATGTTTGTGGAGAAGATTTACTTAAAGATGTAAATTGGACACACTCCAGACAAAATAAAAAAGATTATATTTGTAAGTATTGTCACAGTGATAGAGGTCTTAAAGACAGGATGTGGGTAAACAGTGTTTACATACCTACAAGCCATCCTGATTGGAAAGCAGGAAGGTATCCTGATTGGGCAGCCGCAGCTTTTTCTAAGCTGAATATGTACAATGCAAAAGCTAAAGGTGATGTATATGTGATTACAAACCCTGCTTGGGAAAATTGGTACAAAATAGGTAAAGCAGTTGATGCTAAAGACAGGGTAGCACAATTAAATACGTCTTCCCCTTTTAGAGACTACAATCTATTAAAAGTATTTACTACTGAGGATAGAAATAGAGCAGAAATACTAGCCCATAGAGCCGCAGAAAAAATATGTGTTGAAAAAAGATACGAATGGTTCTATACTGAAAACGTAAATGAATTAATAGAGGGAATCACACCATGATGGAATTAGCACTAATTCGTAGTTTAATGAACAAGGACTTCTATGAAGACCACAAGGGTATACGTTGCCCAGATAAGCTGTTCACTAAAGATATACGGAAGATTAAGCAGACAGTAGACTACGCAATGGAGAACTTTGAGAAAGACTTAACTGTATCGGAGTTGCAAGGTTTGTTTATGACTAGCAACAGTACAATGACTACAGCTACTAAAGAATCATATGACCAACTATTCAGTAAACTAGAACAGGAGAAGCCTATGTGTCAGGATATATCTAAGCAAGTATTTTCTAAATTGTTTCAACAGATGGTAGGCGAGGAAATAGCCAACTTAGGTTTTGACTACGTTAACGGTGACAAGAGTACACTAGAACCATTACGAGTATTACTAAACGACTACCACGATAACTTTTTACCTAACCTAAATGTTGAGTGGGAAGATATGAGCATAGACACACTACTTAAAGCTAACGCTATACAGAGCCAGTGGAAGTTTAACATACCTAGTTTGCAGAGAAAGGTGGAGGGTATTAGTGGAGGACATTTAGTTCTAATAGGAGCAAGACCTAACACAGGTAAGACTAGCTTTCACGCATCTTTAATAGCATCTAAGGGTGGATTTGCAGAGCAAGGAGCTAAGTGTATTATCTTATGTAATGAAGAAGCATATGATAGGGTTGGAGCTAGGTATCTTTCAGCCGCTACAAATATGAGTATGGATGAGGTGCGTCAAAATGTCTCATTAGCTTCAGCTAGGTATCAGCCAGTTAAAGACAATGTATACGTTAAGGATACAACAGGAAAAGATATGGCTTGGGTTGAGGCAGTAGTTAAAGCTACTACACCTGACGTAGTAGTGTTAGATATGGGAGATAAGTTTGCTAACAGAACAGGAGAACGATCTGACATATACTTAAAAGAATCAGCTATACACGCTAGGAACATAGCTAAACAATATAACTGTGCAATTCTGTGGATGTCACAACTATCAGCAGAAGCTGAAGGTAAAATTATGGTAGATCAATCTATGCTTGAAGGTAGTAAGACAGGCAAGGCATCTGAGTCAGACTTGATGCTACTCATCAGCAAGAACCCTACCATAGAAGGAATAGATGAAGATACAGAAAGGCACATAGTTATAGCTAAGAATAAACTTAAAGGTGGATGGCACGGTGTTGTCACTGTTCAGCTAGATGCAGAAAGAGCTAGGTTTACAGCATGAAGCTAATACTTGACGTAGAGAACACAACGACAAAGCGAGATGGCAAGAATCACCTTGACCCTTTTGAACCGTCTAATACACTTACTCAAGTGGGTGTTCTTAATGCACAGGGTAGCAAACCTCATGTGTTTACTTATGACCACACTGAGAAGCAAGACACTGATGGTTCGCAAAGGAAACAACTACAGGCTGTACTAGATAAAACGACACTCCTGATAGGACACAACTTACAGCACGACTTACAGTGGTTGTGGGCATGTGGGTTTAAGTATGATGGCACAGTGTACGATACCATGTTAGCTGATTACCTCTTACAACGAGGACAAAAGAACTCTGTGTCTCTTGAGGCTTGTGCTGATAGGTATGAACTAGGCTACCAGAAGCAAGACACTCTAAAGAAATACTTTGCTGACGGATATAACACTAATGAGATACCATTGGCTGAGTTATCAGGTTACTTAGAGCAAGACCTGTATGTAACTAAATGTCTGTACCATAGGTTAGAGAAAGAGTATGAAGCTCCAGAGGCACAGTCTCTACTTGGAGTTAGGGATATAAACAATGACGTTTGTAAGACCCTTACTAAGATGTACATGAGTGGCTTTAAGATAGACAAAGATGCCCTAGCTGAAGTGAGAAAGCAGTTCGAGACAGAACTAGCAGAGATAGAACAGAGATTAAACACTACAGTAAAAACTATTATGGGTGACACTCCTATCAACCTTAACTCACCAGAACAGGTTAGCCAAGTAATATACTCTAGGAAGGTACGGAACAAAAAAGAATGGGCTGTGTTGTTTGATTATGTAAACACTAAGGATGAGTTTCTATCAGCATACAAGTCTAATAGTGACAGGATGATGCGAACTAAGGCACACACATGTTTAAAGTGTAATGGCACTGGCAAGGTGCGTAAGACTAGAAAGGATGGGAAGCCTTTTGCCAAGCCTACTAAGTGTGACGCATGTGAAGCTAAAGGATACCTGTACACTGAAACTAGCACTATGGCAGGGTTAGGCTTTGCACCTCCATCTAAGGATTGGGTGAGTGCCAATGGTTTTACTACCAGTAAAGGCAACTTAGAAACGCTTATGTCAGCCGCTAAGAGTAAGAACATGGACACAGCATATAACTTTCTGTCTGACTTAAAGCGTCAGAGTGCTATCTCTAGTTACTTATCTAGCTTTGTTGAAGGCATACACAATTTCACTAAGCCTGATGGGTTGCTCCATGTAGGTTTAACTCAGCACGTTACAGCTACAGGCAGGTTCTCAGGGCGAAACCCTAACATGCAGAATATGCCTAGAGGAGGTACTTTCCCTGTTAAGCGAGTATTTGTATCCAGATGGAACGGAGGTAAGATTATAGAGGCTGACTTTGCACAGCTAGAGTTTAGAGTTGCCGCTTTGTTATCTCAAGACCAGACAGCTATGAAAGAAGTTGAAACAGGGTTTGATGTTCATAGCTATACAGCTAAAGTTATATCTGATGCAGGTCAACCGACATCACGACAAGAAGCTAAAGCTCATACCTTTGCACCGTTATACGGAGCTACAGGGTATGGCAGGAGTAAAGCAGAGGCTGAGTACTACACTCACTTTACATCTAAGTATAAGGGGATAGCTAAGTGGCACAAGAAGCTAGGCAATGAAGCTATTAACTTAGGCAAAATAACTACACCTTCAGGAAGACAATATGCGTTTCCTGATGTAGAGAGAAGGACTAATGGCAACCCTTCTCATTTCACTATGATTAAGAACTACCCTGTACAAGGCTTTGCTACAGGAGATATAGTTCCTATCGTACTCCTAGAGATAGAGAAGCGTTTAGATATAGACGGATTAAATAGTCTACTAGTAAACACAGTTCACGATTCTGTGGTGATAGATGTCCATCCATCTGAGGAGAAAGCAGTCTTGGGGATAATCCAAGAAATAAATGACAAGTTGTCTGACATAATTGAAACGTACTACGATATAGATATTAACGTACCAATGTTACTAGAAGCTAAAATAGGTAATAATTGGCTTGACACTGTTGATATTTAGTGTATAATGCGAATCACTAACTTACTTAAAAAAGGAGTAAAAACTATATGGAAAATAATTTAAGTGTAATTGAAAGTAACCCTTCAGCATTAGCTGATATTATGGGAGTGTCACAATCAAGTGGTACTTCAAGGTCAGCCTTGGCTGAAGTTAAACAAATACATCAGCCTATTATGGGTACTAAGAATGTAGACGGTGAGGACATGGAGGTTGCAGTTATTAAAGCATCTTCTTACTCTGTGACCTTTCCTGACGGTAGTATGTACTACAGTCCTACAGTTACCATCAGACCTTTTATGCAAAGGTTTCAGTTCCAAAGATGGGATGGAAACTATAAAAGTGATGAAGGTAAGGAAGGACGCATGTTGAAAACTGTGTTGGCGAAATCGCTTAACCAAGACTTAAAGGATAACTACGGTGGATATAACTGTGGTAGACCTTCAGGCTACGTTGAGGATTTCAAGGCTCTCCCCCAAAAAACACAGGAACTCATGCGTCAGACCAAGCGAGTCAAAGTGATGTTTGGCTTGTGTACACTCGACAAACCAATGGACGAAAACGGTGAGCCTGTTGATGTAAAAGAGTTCCCTTTCTTTATGAATGTAAAAAACAGAGAAAGTTACAAAAACATGGATGCTATTTACAATACTATTCAAAAGAAGAATAGATTACCAATACATTATGAAATATTGTTATCTGGTGAAGTAAAGAGTATTCCTACAGGAGCTACCTATGGTGTTATCCAAGCTAAATTGGGTAAGTCTGTTGAAGTTACTCTTGACGATCAGGAGGTCTTGAATAACTTTGTTGAGTGGGTGGAAGCTACTAACTCTATGGTTCTTAACTACTGGGCAGAAAACAATAAGGAGGTTCTCTCCCAAGAAGACTCCGATATTGTAGGCTCAATAGTTGAAATTGACGAGGAGTAAGTAGCATGAACCATCCTGCAGAACTGGCGATACATTCTTTCTTAGAGCAAGCAGTTAAAGGTAAGGCTGAAGTGGATCAATCTATCCTTGATAAAATAGCTGATGACGTTAAGAAAGCAGTGGATCGGCAGTTCTCAGGAGGTTCGCCTAGAGATAAGTTTAGACTTCGTATGTCGAATATAGGAAGAAAGAAATGTCAACTTTGGTTTGATAAGAATGACCCAGACGGCAAAGAGCCTCTACCTTCGCACTTCCTAATAAACATGCTACTAGGTGATATAGTTGAGGCTGTCTTTAAGGGTGTGATGAGAGCAGCTAAAGTAGACTTTGAAGATAGTGGACAAGTTGTATTAAAAACTAAACACGCTGACATAAAAGGTGAATACGACATGGTGTTAGATGGTAAAGTTGACGATATAAAGTCTGCTTCTTCTTGGTCTTACGAAAATAAGTTTAAAGACTTTAGTACACTAAAAGCAGGAGATAGCTTTGGCTATGTAGCCCAACTAACAGGATACGCTAAAGCGTCAGACAATGACGTTGGTGGTTGGTGGGTAATAAACAAGAACACAGGAAACTTTAAGTATGTAGAAGCTGAGAACCTAAACGTAGATGAAGAGATAAATAAAATAGAAGACACTATAGAGTATCTTGAGAAAGACGAACCTTTTAAGAGATGCTATGAAGATGAAGATGAGACTTACTACGGCAAGCCTAGTGGTAATAGGAAGCTAGGAATAGAGTGTAGCTTCTGTGCCTATAAAGAGAAGTGTTGGGATAACATACAAGCCCTGCCTTCTAAAGTCTCTAAGTCTAGATTTCCACCAACGGTTTACTACACGCAGTTAAAAGATGCGTAAGCATAATAAGTTTAGATACAGGAGTGGTCTGGAAAAAGAGATTGCCGCTTTCCTGAAGTCGTGCCAGAAAGAACTAAGGTATGAACTTCTGAAGATAGAGTGGGAAGATCTTAGGTACAGGCATTACACTCCTGATTTTATTTTAGACAACGGAATAATAATTGAGACAAAGGGTATGTTTGATTCAGAAGATAGACGGAAGCATCTCTGCATTAAGAAGCAGTACCCTAAGTTAGATATACGTTTTGTCTTTAGTAATGCTAACGCTAAACTATACAAGAAAGCTAAAAGTAGATACTCAGATTGGTGTGAAAAGAATGGTTTTTTGTATGCACATAGAATTATTCCACAAAAATGGTTGACTGAAAGAAAAAAGCGAGTACAACTGGGGGTTCTTCCCTTCAAAAAGAAAAGGGCAATATAATGGAGATAGATAAAAACGAATACGTTATACTCTTTACTCCTACAGAAGATGAAGAAGACGGAGAATTTTCAGGACATGTAGGCATAAGAGTACTATACAACTCTGACAACGATTGGGATGAGCGAACAAGATACCTGATGCTAGAGATGCTAACATTAGTTACAGCTACTGTACCATTACTAGAGACAGAAGATGAGTTCTTAATGAAGGTTAGAGACAAAAGGACGCAGTTACTTGAAGATGGGTCGTTAGCTCCTATATATGATGACACAGGTGCAGAGGTAAAAGACACACCGTTAATAACAGGAATAAAAGATAACGTAATACATGTAGATTGGAAGAAGAAAAATGGACGAGACTGATGATATGGTTAATAGCCCTCCACATTACAATAAAGCTAACGTAGAATGTATTGATGCTATTCATGCCGCTACGGATGAAGGGTACGAATACTATTTACAAGGTAACATCTTGAAATATGTTTGGCGATACCGATATAAAGGTGGTGTTGAGGACTTGAAGAAGGCACAGTGGTATTTAGATAGATTAATAACAGAAAAGGAGAATAAATGAACATGCACTATAAATCACGAGAAGACAGCTTACAAGAATTTCACTCAGCATTTGGGCATCCTGTAGATGAAGTGATGAC